TTTGATTAGTATGTTTTTAATTTTTTCTCCTATTAGTTTGTGGTGGTAACTAATAGTCTTATTATATCATTTAATTTAAATTATCTATTAATAAACCTGCTCTTGGGCCATCACACCATACTGCATGTGAATTTTCTAGAGGTAGGTATAAAAGATCTCCTGGATTCAGTGTGTATGTTATTCCCCCATCTATTTTCCAGAAAGATGTTCCGACTATTTGCCAATAAAAGATATCGTGTGGATCATGGTGATCGGGAACAAATCTGTTAGATAAAGAAATTCTTATACCTTGGTAGTGCCAATCTAAATCGCAACTATGTCCTCTTTGAGAATAATATCCACATTCTTGATTTTCTTTTGATTGGTTAAGTTTATAAAGCAGCTCAGAAACTCCTTTAAATTCTTTAAATATATTATTTGTTTGTGGGGCTAGCCACATTTTATTTTGTATTTGTAGATTTCCTATATAGTCTAAAGCTTCTAGATTTTGAAATTTTTCTACCTTTTTACGCAAGTCTGGGTTATTTAGTGTAGATTCTTTGTATATATGATTTAATATATCTTCCCAGGTAATTTCTGGCATTTGATATTTTTCAAATACTAGTCCGTGTTTATTCTTTTTTGCTTCTTGAATTAAATCAAACATGCTTCAATTATACCATTTAAGAAACAAAAAAGGGAGCCTATTGTTAGGCCCCCTAATTGTTGGACTAGGTTATTTAATTAGAGCAACCTTAGCCTTTGGATTCTTTGCATTCCACTTCTTAGCAAGCGCATTAAACTTTGCCTTGTGTTCTGCCTTTGCAGTTGCAAGTGCAATATCTGATGCTACCTTTGCGGTAACTGTTGCTGAATCAGATGCTGCCTTTGCGTCTGCAAGTGCCTTATCTGATGCAATCTTATCTGCTGCACGACCAGCATTTGCTGCTGCTAGTTCTGCAGTAAGTGCTGCAACTCTTGCATTAAGAGCAGTAATTGTTCCATTAAGATCTGTTACTGCAAATGATGCAACAACTGCCTTAATTGGTGCAGCAAGACCTGTTACTGCTGTAGCAGAGGCTGCGCCTGTTGCTGCAACTGTTACTGTTCCTGCAACTGCAACAGATAACTTTTCAGCCTTTGAGCCAAGTGTAAGTGTTGAGTCTGAAGCAACATTTGCTGCTGTTGATGTAATAATTGACTTTGAAATTGAAGCGTCAGCCCATGTTCCACCAATAAGTGTTGCTGTTACTGTTTCTCCGCCAACTGGATTACCAAATACGTCGGTTACATTTACAGAGACTGATGGAATTGTTCCAACTGCTGCTGCAGCAGGAACTGAAATGCCAACATTGTATGCTGCTCCTGCATTACCCTTAACATAAACAATTGTTGAATAGGCACCATTTGTAATGGTAACTGATCCAGTATTTGTTGATGTTGTGAATGCATATACAGTAATTGCAGTTCCCTGTGATGTTGCTGAATATGATGTTGTTCCTGCTGATGCAAGAACTGGTGCTGTTGGAGCATTGTCCAAAGCAAGAACAAGCTTGACCCCACCTGTTGATACAAATGAAACTACTGTTCCTGTGTCTGCAGTTGCAACAAGTGCTACAGCGTCTGCTGAATCAACTTTATTGTCTGCTGGCACGTTTGCAGTTGCTGGTGCAGCAGCGGTTGTTGCGTTTGCTGAACCTGCTACCGTTACTGCAAGAGGTGCTGCACTTGAAGGTGCAATTGTTAACGCTGTGCTAGTCATGGCTGCAGCGATGATTAGCGATATCTTTTTGAATGAATTCATCTTTCTCCTTGTTAGTTTTTATATTAGATTAAGTTTATCAAGAAAATCTCTAACATCGTTAGGCATTTCCCGATTATCTAATTCTACCATATCCCTTTGCTTTTGTGCAAGTCGTGCACTAGAGCTCCAAGTATGGACATCTATCTCTATATTAGTATTCTTTTGTGTATGAGAAATAGCTCCAAATACTGCTCCACATACTGCGTCTGCTAAGTCTTTAGATTTTTTACGGGGGTGGTCAACTCTGTTACCCTTCATTATTTTTAATTCTGACATTTCTTCAAGCAGTATTGGGATCATAGGAATAGCAACACGCTCTTCATAAATCATCATAGCTAAATCTTCATAATGTTTTTTAGCAACAGAAACAGTTTCAGTTCTTATTCCAACTGCCTGTAATTCATTTTGAATATCAAATGACTGCCATCGGTCAAATGAAACCATGCCTAAATTAAAACCTTGTCTGCGTAAATTCATAATCCATTGTTTTACTTCTGAAAGATTTACTGGGCCCTCTGCTCTTGGCTCCCACCATGCAACGGCATCAACAACAACAATTGGGGCTACCTGCTCATAATCTTTAATTACTTGAATACTTACCCATTTATCTACATGTGCTATTGCTACAGCACACTTGTCATGCTTTTGTGCAAGGTCAGCATGAATATAATAAACCTTATCTGGATCTGGTTTAAAGGTTTCGTCAAACCTTCTAAATGAATCTAATGGATTTCTAGAATTCATACATCTTTCTAGCTTATCTTTTTGTTTAAAAAATGCATCAGAGGCATAGGTTGGCATACATGCAAAACGCATCATAGCATCACCAAGGTCTGTATAAAAAGCTAACTTAAAATCTTCTATTTTACGTGTAGGATTTACTTCCCATGTAGGTCTTTTGAATGCAAATACTCTTGGTATTTTGTATTGAAGTATTGTATCTTCATCCCACGAAATTTCAAATTGATTGCCTGGATCATCATGTGGTAATTCTTCATTCATTATGAAAGTATGTGTGCGTTCAATAGTTTCTTTTTCAGCAATGACTGCTTCATACCTTTGAGAAATAAAGTCACCCTGATAGCGTGGGAATGAAAGAAGAACGACCTTACCCAAGTCTGGGAAACGAGAGTCTACTGTTCCACGGAATGCTTTATAAATATTATCTGCGGTCTTGCCCTGTTCATTACCAGTTCCAACCTCTGTAGCAAAACCAGAAATTTCATCAAGGACTGCCATTAGAAGGTTTAAACCTTCATGAGATTCTCTTTCTGAGTGACCAGAATAAACAGTTATGCCTTTGTCAAATTCAAATGAGTCTGCTTTTGGATTATACTTCCCAGCAAACCAAGGTGACTTTTCAACCTTTACTCTAAATCCCTTAAAGAAAACATTCTTAGCCTGTTGTGCGTTAACTGCAACGTTAATAATATCAATAGCATCTCCTGGGGGCTTACCAAAATAAACTGCTGGATCTTTAAGGCATAGAAGCTTATATACTACATATGCACAGGCTACTGTTGATATAAAGTCTTTACCACTACCCTTGCCAAGTTGAAGTATTAGTTCATTCTTAGTATATTTATTAAAATGTTTTGTGCCTTCTACCTCGCCCATAAGATCAATTAAATCTTCTTTACGATAGATCTGACTCATGGCTTCAACAATTTCATATTGAATGTCAGATAAAAGTGGTTGTCCTAAATACTCTGGAGATTGAACAAATGTTTTAACATCTACAGGAGTTTCAACAAAATGATTTTCTTTTAATACATCAAGAAACTCATTGAACATCGTGGACAATTGTAATCACTTCACCCTCTTTTGCAATAGACGAAAGTCTTTGCATAATTAAATCACGTATCTCTGGATGTTCTGAAGCAACATCACGAAGTATACCAATTAAAACTTCTTGCCTACGTTCAATCTCAACCATCTCTTCTGCAAGTTCTTTGTTTTCAAGAAGACCTGCTTTCTGTAACATTTCAATTCTAGATTTTTCAATATCCATAACAAGTTTAATGGATGCTGTCTTGGCACTTAGATTATTAGTTAAGCTTGATTCATCCATAACTTCGTATGCTTTTGTAATTAATTTTGTATAGTGTGTATCTGCTCCTACCAATGCTTCCTTAGCCCGTGCACGAATAGCGTCATTGGCAGATGCCATAACTTTCCATTCATTAATAAGAGCTACTACTCTAACTCTTGGTATCTCTAGTTCTTTAGAAATTACTGTTGGATCATTTCCCTTTAGGTATTCAGAGACAACTTGATTTATTTGATCAAGATGATTTACTAAATCAGATTCAGTTGACATACTTACCCTCTAATCTATTAATCTCATCTTTAATATAAAAAATTGCTTTCTCAAGATCTTGAATGGTTTTTGCTTCATCCTTTAATCCTGCCCTCCACAAATATTTAAAGGCATTGCCAATGTTAAAATTTCTATGACGAGTAATTTCAATACACTCAACACCAGATGGATCAGTTGTATAGTGTAGCGGATTGTTTACTTGATCAACTGTAATGGTTAGATTATTAGTCAATGTCTTCATCGTCATCCCAATCAAAAGCTTCTGGCAAACCTTTAAGTGCTGTAACCACAAAGGTTATTCCTACTGCACCAGTAATACCAAGACCAATTAAAATCTTTTGTGCTTTATTCATCGTCTACTCTTCCTTAATCCAAATTTTGCAAGATAAACATAGATTGTTTCTACGCTTGCCCCACATTCTCTAGCAATTTCTTCTGGAGATTTTTTATCCATAAGATATCTCTTACGAAGCCAAACCTCTGACTTATACAGTTTA